GTTTTTACTACACATGTTATTGCTAGCGCCCTTAACCCTTGGCGTAGGACGAGTTTTTAACTTGTCTGTTTCGATAATGATTGTATAGTAATCGTTATCGATATTATACATTCATTTTTCATGTTCCATAGAACATGATATCGAAGGAAATTAAATAAAGGGTAAGGCTATAGCAAATTATAGTAACGGGGTTTTATAACTCCCACCATTGCTTTGATGATAAGGAGTGATGGTGAAACGCTTTGTGTAGTTTGTGCGTTAACAAACTCTTTTGGGAATATTAATTTGCTAATATTCCTAAGGTTCGTCTAACCTTAATAGACCGCCCAGCACAGGGCGTTAATTTTTTGTGCACTAGACAGTCAGTCTTATATGTTTCTTGTCAAATACGTCCACTCTGACGTATCGTTTTTAAATAGAGTTTGCGTGTGATTGAGGGGTGCAATTCCCCGACTGGCTTTTCATGACCAACTTTTTATATTATGCCAGTTTTGTATATGTCTAGTTTTTATCAGTATTTTTGGTCAATACTGTAAGTTATTATAAAATAAAATAAAAAATAAAAAATTTTGCTCAAATAAAAAGATTATATTTTCATTTATGTTTTAATGTTGAGTAGCAAACCTTTTGAAATGATTATTAGGAAATAGTTTTCACTGGTTGTTATTTAGTACATCTCGATTAATAAACTTTATATTTTTCGAGGCCGCCATTGTGACTTTTCACATGGTATGTAGCCAGGCTTTATTGTCTTTATAACATGCCTAATTTTGATTTTCAAGAGTATTCCTATTAGGTAAAAGTCCAAATAGGCTTTTCCCAGTTGAACTGGGATATCCTTTGACCGGGAGAAATAATACGTCCTAACGCACCAGATACGACTATTATGACTTACGCTTTTTTGAGATTATTATGTCTTGTTTGGGGTGTGACTTTTGTGCCTGTGAACCCTGCTTTATGTTCACAATATGGAGCGTTTAAAGACCACAAAAAGAAATATTTCTTGTGGCAATCCTGTGCGGTTTTACAGGAAAGTTTTATGATTAGATCGCGTCGCCGCAGGCGTGGTCGGCAGGTATCTAAATATAGGTATTTGGCACGTAAAAGTGCCAATATCAATGTTATACACTGCCCACATTGGGACGGTAATTTCCGTCTAAGTTCATCTCTACATGGACTGCATATCCAGAGCGGAGATAATTGGCCATCTTTTGATGATGATCAACAGCGTTCTTTGGAAGCCATGAGTGTTCTTTTCAAGCACATTGAGAGGCTTTTGCCTAGGACTGACCATGGTATTGGTCGTTCTTTAGATGTTTTAGAAAGTTTTTTGCTTACGTACCACAATATTCGACGTGTTACAAATCATACTGATTTTATGGTGCAAATGATGATACTTTTTAAGCTTGTATATGGTGGACAAAGAATTGCTACTTTGAACAAATGGTTCGCACAGATAAATTCTTTCTTTAAAACGGATTTGGACTCTCCTGTGCAATCCCGAGAGACAGTTATGCTAATGAGATCATATTTTGATGGTGTATCTAATTGTGTAAACAATCCTTTGTTCAAGAAATCTAGAAAATTATTTTCATTTCTTTTAACACAAGGTTTGTTGACTCAGTTTGGTATTTCACTATCAGAAGAAGATTTCTCCCGTTACGAGATACGTAATTATCAGCAGAATTACTCTTCTAAAGTGGATTTATGGTGGTGTATTTTGGATACATCTATAACCTTTTTAGAGAGAGTTGAGGATTATAAGGTAACTGGGAAATTTTCGGATTTTATACATGGACGAGATAAATATACTGAATGGTTAGATAAGACCGATCGTCTATTAGCTTTAGCTCCTTTTACTGGTAATCTCGAAGCTCATGGAACAAATGCTTTTACATTTCGCGCAGAAGTTGCAGAGCAAATTGAGATAGGGCGTGCTATGATATTACATACTAAGACCATGACTAACACTACTAATAGTATGATAGTATCTAAGTATAATCAGCTTCAATTACTGCAGGCCACTGAGGTGACCCGGAAGGCTGCGCAACAGGAGCGTCAGGCTCCCTATGGAGTTCTTGTAAACGGGAAATCTAGTATCGGAAAATCATCTTTTACTAAAATGTTATATTATTATTTTGGTAAACTATTAGATTATCCTATTGATGATTCTTTTTTGTTTGCTAGATCACCCACTGATGAGTTTTGGAGCGGTTTCGATACCAGTAAATGGTGTTTACGTTTAGATGATGTTGCCTTTTTGAATCCTGATAAAGCAATGATGGACAAAACATTGGAGGAAATTTTGAATGTTATTAATAATGTACCTTTTAACCCTCCCCAAGCTGCTTTAGAAGATAAAGGTCGTACTCCTGTTCGTGTGGAATTATGCATTGCAACTACCAATACAAAAGATTTAAATGCTAGTGCATATTTTTCATGTCCTTTGGCAATATTACGTCGTTTTCCAATGGTTATTACATTAGAGGTAAAGCCCGAATATCGTCAGGATGGGATTCAGATTGGTGAGATTACTCGAGCATCCCCTTTTATTGATCCACAGAAATTGCCTGAGAATTTAACCGGATGGCCAGATTTCTGGAGAATCATTGTTGAGAAAATAGTTCCAGATTGTGCCGAAGGAGAGGGCAAAGATTATGCAAAAATTGTTCCACACAAAATATTTGAAGATGTAAATGAATTTTTAGTGTTTTTTGGAAAAAGTATTTTGGAACATAGGAAGAGACAAGATAATGCCATGAAAAGTGATAAAATAATGTCGACATTAACAGTTTGTAAGGATTGTCTGAGAACGTATACAGTACATTGCGATTGTCAACCTTTACAAGTGCAGAGTCGTGATCGTATAGCTTCTTATTGTCGGACAGTTTTCAATTTTACAGACGATGTTTGCCGTGAGATTTTTATTAGAAATTGGCTTCTAGTAAAATTTATCACTATTTTAACACATTTGGTTGTTTTTATGCTAACTTGGTGGGATTCGTTATCTCAGCGACTTTACTATTCTTGGAATGGTAGTCATTTGGTTGCGGAGTCTTTATGTTTTTCATGTTGGAAACCAACATCCATTTGTGAATGTTCTTTGATTTTGCAGAGCCACGATTCTAATGATAATTTTTTCCATCGCAATGTAGCGCCTCGTATAGCTTGTTATTCCCGCCGTCTTTATAGATTTGTTTCACAAAGTGGAATATATGCTTTTAATCTTATCTTGCGTGCTCATACGTATTATTGTTGTTGTAGTTTTACTATAACCCTACTAAAATATGCAGGTCGATATCATGCCTTGCGCATGTTATCTTCACGGTATATAGTACCTTTTTTGGACAGTAGACAACAACTGATTACTTTGGGAGAATGGTGTTCTGTTCTTAAGAAGGAAAATATTCCACGTGTGCTCGCCGCATTAGGCCTATGTTTATCGCTTTATGCTACGTATAATTTTGTGAATAAAGGAAAGAGTGATAAAGATTTGAATATACAAGGTGATGAAAATACTCAGCAAATTATTGATAACAGGTTTGAAAAAGAAACGAGCGAGAATGTTTGGTATAAGAAAGAAGTTTCTTTAACCTCATTTGATATTCCATTACCATCGAGGAGTCTTGCAAAGGCACCTCGTGAGCAGTTAATTGGAATGTTTCAAAAGAATTGTGTCAAGTTGCAAATTCGTTTTTATTGTAAAGAGAGGCAGGTAAATATAATTAAGGACATTTGTGGTGTCTTTGTTAAAGGACAATATTTGTTAACCAATAATCACGCTTTTCCTGAACTGGATTTAGGAGAGGAGTCAAAAGGTAAAACATATGATGTTACTATTATAATGTCTGATGTTTCTGCTGGTATAACCCCGAATGTGCGTTTTAGACTTTTTCCTGAAGATATTTGTCGTTTACCTGGCACTGACTTAGCAATGGTATTGGTTCGATCCGTGCCCCCTTTTAAGGATATTTTGAAGTATTGGACAGAAAAAGAAAATGGGGATGTTTCATTAGGTTTCTTTCTGCGACGCAATGAACAGGGTCTAATCGAAGATGGTGTTGTGCGTGCTGCAACTTTGCAACATATTCACCTGGAGCAATTACAAATTGACTCTATGATTTATATGGCACATATAGACACGTTAACTCGCGAGGGTCAGTGTGGTACCATCTTTGTTAATCAAAGCCCACGTGGACCTTTTATTGTTGGTTTGCACTTACTAGGACGCAATAATACTGTTGGGTTTATGAGCGTGACTCGCTCATCTATTGACCAATTGATTTCTATGTGTGATGACATATTAGGCAGGATGATAATTTGTGGTGGAGGTGAGCCAACGTTGAATGTGTCTGATTCAAGTTTCGCTATATGCGGTTTACATCATAAATCTCTTGTAAGATATTGCGAAGATGGGACAGCAAATGTTTATGGAACACTGAAGGGATTTCGTGTTAACCCACGGTCGAAAGTGTGCTTGACGCCTGAACATACTCGTGTTAGTTCTTATTTTGAATATGATGTTAAACATGGACCACCTAGCATGAAAAACTGGAAACCTTGGCGCAATAATTTGCTTGATATGATTCATCCTTCTTTTCAGCATAGTAGGTGTGAGATCCATACGGTAGCAAAATCCTTTCTTCAAGATATATATCGTGGTCTACCACTGAATTGGGAGAAGCGTCTTCATAAGCTGACACGCTATGAAGCTGTTAATGGTATACCTGGTGTTAAGTTTATTGATTCAATTAAGAGGAGTACCTCTATGGGTCATCCTTGGTGTAAAACCAAAAAAGCTTTTCTCATTAATTCGCCGAGTGAGTTATATCCAGATGGTGTAGATTTCTCTTCAGATGTGTGGCGAAGAGTTGATGAAATGGAAGCCAAATACAGGAATAGCGAACGAGCTTATCCCATTTTTACTGAGCACTTGAAAGATGAGGCAACTAGTTTCGCCAAAATATCCATTGACAAGACACGTGCTTTTTCTGGGGCTC